AAATCAGTTTGAAGCAGGCGAAATGAAAGGTGATATGGGCCGTAAACCTAAAGCACTTACATCACTTGTTCGTAACTGTGTAAACATGTTTGGTTCGTGGAATGTTGGTATGGTTTGTACAAATCACACATATGCTTCACAAGATATGTTTGACCCAGATGACAAAATCAGTGGTGGTCAAGGATTCATTTATGCATCAAGTATTGTAGTTGCTATGCGTAAGTTGAAGCTAAAAACAGATGCAGATGGTAACAAAACTACAACTGTAAATGGTATCCGTTCAGCGTGTAAGATTATGAAAACACGCTACGCTAAACCGTTTGAAAGTGTACAAGTTGAGATTCCATATTCAACTGGTATGAGCCCATACAGTGGGTTGGTTGATTTATTTGAAGCCAAAGGTATGTTGAAGAAAGAAGGCAATAGTCTTGTTTACACAACAGCCGATGGTGAAGTTATCAAACAATTCCGCAAGGCGTGGGAGAAAAATGAGAAAGATGGACTAACTATTATGATGGCGGAAATCGCCACACATGGTGAAACAAGTGTAGCACCTGTAACAGAAGAAGATACAGAGGAAGTATAATGGAAGAAGATCTAATCATTGAAGTATGGGATGTATTCAAGGAATATATCTCTGATAAAAATAAGGAAACTGCGGCCAATCACTTTGTTGATTTCCTACTTGGAAAAGATGTAGACTCTGCAACACTAAAAGCACTTGTCGGATATGATACATACCTAGATGATGCAATTGACATTATTGTCAGTGGTGAAGAAGAATCTGAAGAAGACGAAGAAGACGATTGGTCCTACGATGAAAATGAGGACTAAACAATGTCCTGGTATGCAAAAGTCAGCAAAGACATAGCACACCTTCCTAGTTGTTTAGATCATTTTTACACTCAGATAGAAGAAGCCAGAAAAGAGGTTAAGATTCACGGTAATGTGGAGAAGGCCTCGGCTTCTCTGCCTGGTATTGTAGAACAACGATTTAATCAATTACAGGAAATTGAAGCTATACTCGAATATCTCAACATCGAACTCAGACGAGTAAAATCCAAAGCCTTCAAAAAATATTTGGAGAATTATCAACGTGCTTTAAGTAGTCGAGACTGCGAAAAATATGTTGAAGGTGAAGCAGATGTGGTTGATATGGAAAAAATTATCAATGAATTCGCCATGCTTCGTAACCAATGGCTTGGCATTATCAAAGCCTTGGATATTAAACAGTGGCAGTTAAGTAACATTATCAAACTACGAGCGGCAGGACTTGAAGATATTACACTATGAGTGTATAATAAATGTATGATATACATCGAAGACTTAATTACAGCCTCTAGAACAGTAAATCCCATAAAATTCAATATGTGGGATGATAAAATTATCACGGACTTTGATCTACAAATTTCTTTAGGTGTAGGATTTACAGAAAAGCAATCAGTGTTGGCTGTAAAAATCCTAAAAAAGTACTCAACAAAATTATCACTATCGTTGGGATCAGATATTTCTAATTTTTTAGAAAATCCTGTCTACAAGTTACCAATTCGTACAATTAATACTTCTAAAAAAATGTCCATTACGGATCATATTTTATACGGGAGAGTTATTTCTGTAGTTTTTCCCTACAATGAAGCCTATGTCACACGAATCAAGGAACAGTCAGGTGGTGTTGATTATAGGACATGGAGCAAAGACCTAAAATCTTGGATTTTTTCACTAACTGAGACAAATTTGAAATTTTTGATGAATTTTGCCATTGAAGAAAATTTTGAAATCGATGATGAGTTGGCTGATTTATTTTCGCAGGCAAAAGAAATAATGTCTAACATGGAACATCATATACCTATGTTAGTCATTGAGGATAAAATACCAAAAATTATCAATTTTGACAAAAATTTACCACTTTTGACCAGCACTGAAATTTTACCTGCCATTTTTGAAGCTCGAAGAAAAGGCATTGATACATGGGATAATACAATTAGCAATTTTCTTGACAGTGATGAGGTGGATGAAATCACTAGAGAATTTCTAAAATCTGAACCTGGTGAAAAATTCAGCATAGACAGTGAAATTCATGGTTTTTCTTCATTGGAAAATATCATAAAATTCATGGGTCCTTGTTTGTTTGTGATTCCAGGTGGTAGCGAATTAGAAAAATTAATCATGGCACATGAATTTTTAAGATCAATTGGAATTGAAAATCATCAGATGAGTGTTATGTTTCGCTTACCCACAGAAAGCAACGTAAATTTCAATAATTTTGTGAAAAATAATGGTTTGAACACACCCATAAAAAATGACACACAAATTGTTTTTATCAGTAGCAAATTACCCAAGCCTGTGTTAAAATCTAAAATTAAATTTCACGCAATTATTAATCTAGGTTTTGACAACGTGCATTATACAATGCGAGATTTTGTAAAATATCATGAAAATGTGATATTTTATTCTGGTCCAAAAGAAAAAAGGAATTTGAAACTTGTCTTCATGTAAAATTATTATCAAAGACGAAGTCAATATTAAGATTGAAAATCTCGATCTTGATACACGTAAGGCTTTGGTTAAAAAATTCAAATACGAAGACCCTACAGCCAGGTATCGTCCAGCCTATAAATTAGGTCGATGGGACGGTACGGTGAGTTTTTTCGGTCTTGGCGGAACAACGTATCTTTCTATGTTACCACAGGTACTTGAATATTTAGAAAGTAAAAACTTCTATATAGAACTCGAGGATCTTCGTACAAGTGAGTCCTTACAATTCACCGAAATTTCTGAGGATTTTTGGGGTGAAAATACCTGGCCAGAAGGACATCGTTTTGCTGGAGAAAAAATTAGACTGCGTGATGACCAAGTTGAAGTTATCAACAAGTTCTTAGAAAATCCTCAGTGTATTCAAGAAATTGCCACAGGATTTGGCAAGACAATTACCACCGCAACTTTGGCAAAAATCTGTGAAAAATATGGTCGAACCATAACCATCGTTCCTAACAAAAGTCTAGTGGAACAAACTGAAGAAGACTTTATTAACTGCAGATTAGATGTCGGAGTTTATTATGGTGACAGAAAAGATCTTGATAAAACTCATACAATTTGTACCTGGCAAAGTTTGAATATTTTAGATAAAAAATCCAAGGAATTTGACTATGATCCAGAACTATTAACCTTGGCAGAATTGTTAGACGGTGTACAATGTGTTATGGTCGATGAGGTACATATGGCCAAGGCCGAAGTTCTTAAAAATTTATTAACACGTAATTTAGCCAACACTCCAATTCGTTGGGGATTGACTGGAACTGTACCAAAAGCAGACCACGAATTTCAAAGTTTACGGGCAAGTTTAGGCGAAGTTGTTCACAGAGTCAAAGCACATGAATTACAAGAAAAAGGCATTCTCAGCGATTGTCACGTAAACATAATTCAAACAGCTGAGTGGAAAGAGTTTAGTGGATACCCAGAAGAGTTAAAATACCTAGTCACTGATAAAACTAGGATGACTTATATTGCTAGCCTAATTAATACTATATCGGAAAGTGGCAATACATTGGTGTTAGTGGATAGAATCGAAAGTGGTGATTTCTTAAAAGAGAACTTACCTGATAGTGTGTTTATTTCCGGCAAAGTAAAAACTAAAGATAGGAAAGAAGAATACGATGAAGTTAAAATTGTTGATAACAAGATTATTGTGGCGACTTACGGTGTGGCCGCTGTGGGTATTAATATCCCTAGGATTTTTAATTTGGTTATGTTGGAATCCGGAAAGAGCTTTACTAGAGTTATACAAAGCATTGGGCGGGGCATTAGAAAAGCCGACGACAAGGACTTCGTACAGATCTGGGATTTCACAGCGTCGACAAAGTATGCCAAACGGCATCTGGCAGAGAGGAAGAAGTTCTATGCCGAAGCAAAATACCCGTTCACGATTAAAAAGGTAAAGTATTAAACCTTTAATTTCTTTTGGCAAATCTCTTGACTTTGCTCTAGTGATAATGTTATTATAAACATTAGTATACTTGTTTTGTAAATACATGGCTGATAGTTCTTCTTTAACTGTTAGAGCCGATGGATATTGCAAGTATCGCGATCGGCAACTTTATTTATTAGGAGAATAGCATTCAGATACTTACATTAGAAGACAAAGTTTTTTATCTCAATGACCTCCCTGAGGAAATTGATGATGATTTAAGATTTGCTGTACTAGACAATTCGGATAGCAGTAATCCCGACTATTTTTTCATCCCACTGATATTTTTAGAAAGTTTTACGGGTCCTGCGGTGGTATTAAAAGTAGGTGAACACGAACTTACTATGCCGTTAGACTGGTGTACTATTGTTGGAGATCCAGAAGGACCAGATATGGAGATACTACCATTGACCAGTCTTAATGATCGAGGATTCAAGACATTCTGTTTTAACCCTATCAGCGGATTTAGACCAGAATTTTTAGACATAGATATCATTGATGTCTATCAAGATGTCAAATGGTATTTTCCAAAGATGCGTCCGGGGCAACTACTCTGTACACCTTTACATACAGGCCCTAAACCTACTTGTGCTTATTTTGTCAAAGAAGTAAGTCGACAAAGTGAGTTGGTAGATTATACAAAATGTTGGTAGTATGCCAAAAATATTCGAATCTCCAGATGGCGGTCGAACAGTATACCAAAGAGAGATTGGTAACCTAACACGAGAACTAATTAAAGAAGATCGGTCCTTACATGACCAAATATTAGAAAGCCAACTCTGGGGAGAAATTCGTCGTGCCGCTGAAACCAATCCCACTATACAAGAAGCCTTAGATCGTGCTAAAATAGCATATTATCTCAGCAAAGAATACGAAAAAAGACATGGCAACCGCAAAACTTGATATCAAACGTGAACTAGGCGCAGTAGATCGTAAGGACTACTCATTCTATGATAATCTTACAGATGAAGAACGCAAGGCATTTAGCCCCTATGTGTTGATGCGTTATACTGCAAATGTACAAGGTGATCGAGATATCCAAGAATGGTTTTTAGAGACCACAAATGAACTCGTTAATAAAAATCATTGGGACCTTAGTAAAAATCACAAAGGACTGCTATGGAAATTATTTGCCGCTAGTGGTGCTGGTGTTCCTGCTTATCATCCTTATCTAGCCGCAGGTAAAAAAGAAAAAGCCAACAAGATTGAAAAGTTATTGTGTGAATTATATCCAGCAAAGAAAATGGATGAGATTAAACTATTGGCATCTATGATGGATAAAAAAGATCGAGATGAATTGTTTGACATGATGGGGTTTGACAAGAAACAACGGAAAGAATACGAGTGATAGCACTAGTGGATCAACCTTTCAAATGTATACATTGCGACAAGAGTTTTATGAAAGAGAGAACTCTCGTATCGCATCTTTGTGAAAGAAAACGCCGTGCATTACAGGAAAAAGAAAAACGTGTTCAAGCAGGCTTTATGGCCTTTAATAGATTCTGGACCCTTGCACAGGGTGGTAAGAAACCTAAGACCTATGATGAATTTTGTGATACAGCCTACTACAATGCCTTTGTAAAATTTGGTAGTTTTATCAACAATGTCAATCCTTTGTATCCAGACAAGTTCATTGACTATGTTATTAAGAGTGGTGCTAAATTAGATCACTGGTGCCGTGATGATTTGTATGAAAAATATCTGTATGAGGTATTAAAGACTGAACCAGTAGAATCAGCAGTACAACGTTCACTTCAAACTATGATGGAATGGGGTGATGAACATTCAGCAGAATTTAATCACTATTTTAATTATGTAAGTCTTAATAAAGCAGTACATGATGTTCTTAATGGGTATGTTAGTCCATGGGTTATACTCAATAGTACCACAGGACAAACTATGGTACGTAACATGAGCGATGAACAATTAGACATGATAGCACCAGCATTTGATGTGCCTTTTTGGTTGCGTAAATTTAAAGAGGTACCAGCAGATGTTGCGTTGGTTAAAGAAATATTATCAGAGGTCGGAATTAAATGACAAAATTATCAGGATATGTAGAAAAAGGTTGGGGTTGGGAATTTATATTTGCTACCAACGACAAGTATTGCGGTAAACTATTAAAATTTAACAAAGATGCAAAGTTTAGTATGCACTTTCATTCTGAAAAAGATGAGGCGTGGTATGTACTGGCGGGGAAATTTAAAGTTGTTTGCATCAACACCGCAGATGCAACGCAATATGAACGTGAACTAAATGTTGGAGATGCGTGGCACAATCCTCCCTTACTACCACATCAAGTAATATGCCTCGAAGAAGGTACTATTGTCGAAGTATCTACTCCAGACAGTATAGAAGACAATTATCGGGTTATGAAAGGTGACAGTCAAAAATGACAAAGCGTATTTTGATAATGGGGTTACCTGGATCAGGTAAAACAACATTGAGTCAAGATTTAATCAAAAGACTAATGCTTACACATTCTGTAAGTTGGTTTAACGCTGATAGTGTTCGTGAACAATTTGACGATTGGGATTTTACGCCCAGCGGTCGTGAAAGACAAATGCAACGAATGATTGACCTGTCTAAAAATTGTGGTAGTGATTTTGCTATCTGCGATTTTGTTTGTCCCACAGAAGAATTAAGAAATAAATTCAATGCTGATGTTGTCGTATGGATGGATACAATTACACAGGGTAGGTTTGAAGATACAAACAAAATGTTTGAGCCTCCTTTAAATGCAGATTATCATGTGTTAGATTGGACAGACCCTTGGGATAAATTTATAGCCGATGATTTAATTAGAATCAAAGGTGAAAGTCATGCTAGAAGTTTTGTTAAGGCAGTGAGCTGGAGATGTATTGGTACACTTGAAACTTTTTTGATTAGTTGGGCTATTACTGGAAAATTAGGTACTGCCGGAAGTATTGCTGGCATACAAGCAGTTGCATCGACGTTATTATATTGGTATCATGAGCGTATGTGGCTTAGAATTAAATGGGGTAAGAGATGACAGATATAGATATTGATTTTGTTGATAGAAGTAAGGTCCTTGACATAGTCAAACATGTCTCTGCCTCTATTGACGGAATTAAAAAACATAATACAGGTGTATATGTACAACCTATTCCTATCAATCCATTAACAGGCTATGCTAGTATAGATTATAAAACAGCAGAAGACCGTGGATATTTTAAGTTAGATTTTCTAAATGTCAGCGCATACAATGGAGTCAAAAACGAAGAACATCTTATTCAATTGTTGAATACTGAACCATTATGGGATCTACTGCATGAGAAAGAAGTGTGTGATCAATTGTTTCATGTTAATGGATATCACACATTACTGAGATCATTAAATCCTAGAACTATTGAAGAACTAGCTATGGTCTTGGCTATGATCCGTCCGGGGAAGAAACATCTCGTCCCAATATGCCAAGACCAAGGATTCCAAGCAATCAAAAATGACATATGGACCAAGGCGTCTGATGATAGTTACACGTTCAAAAAATCACATTCAATTAGTTATGCCGCAGTGATTCTAGTGCAGTTAAATCTTATTTGCGAAAAAATCAACGTTGGCCACTCTTAGGAACCCTTACCAATTGTATTGATTTACGTTTAATTCGTTTTTCAGCTATTTCACTTAGATTAACACTAGGACCGAATATTAGCTCAATATCTTTGCTATTAAATGTTTTAATAGCATATCTAAATACCTGCATTTCTTTTTTAAGAAATATATTAATTGGTATTTTCCTATTTGATTCCCACCACCATACTTCTCCCATTTCTAAGAATATCTTACGCTCGTCATCGGATTTGATTGCTGATATATCATATATACTAGTAACAAAATTATCAAAGTTAATTACAATGCCGACATATTCTATGTCATTTGATTTAACACAGGAGACAAAGGGGTAGTTGTTTTGGAAGGTATTGGGTGATGTCATCTTTATGAATAAATACAAATATGCAACATTTACCAATCTATTTATACGACAATACTCTGGATGTAATACTAGATTTGGATCCAACCACGTTAGGAGTTCACAACGTCATGTATCAACGAGATCTAAAAATACAAAAAGGGATCAAAAATAAAATTCGTGTTCAATTTAAGAATAGCGACCAAAAACGTATTCCTATTTCCAATACTGGTACTTATGTGTTCTCTATGTTTGATGCAGTCAATAATCGAATGTTGCTACAGAAAAATCTAACAGTATTAGATGACGGAGTTACTATCGGGTTAAGAGGATTAGCTGAATTAAGTTTATTAGAAAGTGATACACTAGATCTCGAAGTCAGTGAATACCAGTTTACTGTTAAGTATCAAGATCCCAGCGATGGCACTTATCTTCCGACTTACTCTAACACATATTATGATGTAGCCGGTCAAATACAAGTTAAACAAGATGCATACCCTGCACTACAACCTAGCCAGGAGATAACTGCATTTAATCAAGTCTACAATGATTCTATTACCGCTTATCAATATTTCAGTGGTAATGTCTATGCTTATCCAGAATATAACAGCAACACAGCTCTCCATACTGTAGCTATGTATATGACAAACTATATAGGAACAGTGACAATACAAGGTACATTATATAACAGCCCACAAAGTTTTGGAAGATATGTAAACATTGCCACATTAACATATAATGGATACAACGGTATTGATTATAAAAATTTCAACGGTATATTTTCTTATATCAGAATAATGTATCAACCTACCCTAGACTTTATGGGTAATACTACCGGAACCTTTGACAAAGTACTCTATAGAAGTTAAACTTAGTAGATGAATGATATTCAATCTGCTTTATTAACACTCTTGCCTCCGAAGCGTAAATCTACTCCAAGTGGCTGGACTAGTTTTGATGCAGTCTGTTGTCATAACAATGGTGAAGCCAGAGACACTCGCAAACGTGGTGGCATAATGACTAGCCCAGATGGCGGTTGGAGTTATCATTGTTTCAACTGT